TTGCCGTAAGAAGTGGCCCAGTCGACACCCTTGGCAGACAGNATGTCNGCGAGAGAGTCGTTGATGTCCTCTTCCGCAACACGGATGGCTTCACCAAACTTGCGTGCGGTCAGAACCACGTCGTCGTTGACAGACGAATCCTCACCGTAGGCAGAACCCTTGGTGATGTAGCCGACCGCAAGGCCAGCAGAACGAGGGGTGGACTTGGTGTCCGTGGTCATGGGCGTGTGAGAAGCAAGCGACTCCACAGCAGAGACAGCGGCAACGCGGGCGAGGACCGCACTGTCGTTCTCTTCGGGAATCCAAGCCTCGAAAGTGTTGCGAGCCATGGTTGGCTCCTCCTTAAAAGTCAGAGTGGGGCGATGAACAGTGTTGGCCTCTTGGCCGTGCTGGACGCCACCAGGGTCATCCACCTGTTACATCGGCACCACCAAACGCAGAGAACCGCCCCAGGGTGAAAGGAAGAAAGCCCCTGAGGCGGTTCGGTGGTGGTGTGCGGTTACGCGCCGAGGATGCGCTCCGCGTGCCTCTGAGCACTGGACTTCGTTGCAGTTCGTCCAGCCTTGTTCCCACCATCTGCCCGAGCGGCCGGCGAACGCCGCTTCAGTGCAGAGTCTTCATCGTCCGCGAACAGTGCCGCGAAGTCAGTCTTGATTCGGACCACCTCCTCATCAATACCGTCAACCGTGCCATCTTCGTTGACAGTCAACTTGTCCAGGTCAACCAACCGCACAAGCGACTGGGGTGATGCGGCCTTAGCGGCGGTGAGGGCAAGCACGATCGCGTTGCCCTTGATGATGGGTTCCCACTTCTTGTCAACATCCTTGGACGCGAGTTCGGTGGCTTCCCGTACCGCCTTGTCCTGTGCGGTCTCCTGAGCGAGTTCCAAATCCTTGATCTTGTGTCGGTACGATGCGGCCTCACCGTTCGCGGACTGCAACTTCTCAATCAGTGCAGACGCCTCATCCGAGGTAAGGTCCCGACCACGCAACGAAGCGTAAGGGTCCTTGGGGTCCACCACAGGGGCAAGCGGAGTGGCCGGGTCCGTCTTCTCAACGGGTTCTGGCGCACCACTGGGTTCAGGTGTTTCGTTCTCAGTGTCTTGGGGTTCAGCCATGATTTGACCTCCTGGTCAGTCTCGGACACGACCTGTGTCCTGTTGATGATCCTACTGGGGTTCCAACACTGCGGCGTCAGATACGGGTTGACGGAGTGTCACAGGTACAGCACCAGTGAACTTCAGCCCCTTCAGCCCGAGCGAAGCCGCCGCGGCCTCCGGCTCCACACCNGAACGGATGGCCTGCCCAAGAGCCTCAAACTTCGACGCAAGTTCAGCATCGGTAACATCAAGGGCCTCATCAGTGTCGGTAACCCATGCGGCCTGTTGCTCCTTCGAGTAACCAGCCTCTTCAAGGGCAACCCTCGTGGGCACGCCCGTAGCAATCTTCGTCTTGATAGACGTCCAAAACTCGGTGTCGTCAGCACGCTCCACATTGGCCCACGTGATGTACGACTTCGCGGTGAACCCACCAAGGGTAAGAAGGTAGTCCATGAGGTCCAACCAGGTGGGCTCAAACCAACCCATCACGTTGTGGGCGTTGTCATTCAGTGGGGCGTTCGCGGCACGAAGAGACTCACCGGACGGGGCATCACCCATCCCATGGAAGGCGTGCAGAGGCGTCTCCGTGGTGGTGGAGATGGCCTTCACATACATTTCGATGGGCTTCGTGAACACGTCCGGTTCTGCGGCATCGAACTGGCCGACGTCGTCCGCGTTGAGGAACCACATCCCACCAGGACCCGCCTTCAACTTCGGGGTGTCCGCCTCATCAGTGATCGCACCCGTAGAGGTGGTGGTCTCAGCATCCCACTCGTCAGCGACCACACCCTCGTCTGCTTGCGGGTGTTGGAGTGCATACCGTTGAGGGAAGCCTTGGAAGTCGATCGTAGACATCATGGTGGCCGTCAGTTTGTTGACCCCGTCCTGAGGTTCCCACGCATCCCGGTTGACGGGACGGCCGTAGCCTGCGGACACACGGAAGTGGAAGATCGGCACACGCCCATACGGGTTCGGGAGCGGCCACACAGTGTCACCGTTCTCGTCTTCCAGTTCCACATACTCGATGAAAGAGGCGGCGTTCTTGCCCCCCGCACGCGGCTTGGTGACATACTTCTCGATGCGATCAGCGAAGTACAGGTTTGCCCGCACCTGCTTCCCTTCCTGCCACACACGTGCCGCCATCACAATCTTGCGAGGGTTCTCCGGGTCGTAGAACACACGAGTGGTCTCAGGGTCACACATGGAAATGTCGACGGACATGCCGGAGGGGTCTGAGGGGTCTGGCCAGGCCAACACGTAGGAGGTGCCAGCACTGGCGGCCTTGGAGTGAACTTCACGGTAGATGTTCTCCATACCGTTGTCCCGCCATGTGGCGTCCAAGAAGTCTGCGGCTGGTCCTTGGTCGGAGCCCTCGATGCCAATGGCCGCGATCTTGATGCGGTTGCACAGGGCGGTCACGGGGACACGAGCATAGTTGGTGCGGAACCTGTTCGCAGACCCGGTGAGGAGACGGGCCATGTTTGCGTTGGCGAACTTCTCTGCGGACGTGCCCTCGTGGTAGCGGTCTGCCTTCTCGTAGAAGCCTGAGTGGCTGGTGACCTCATCGAGTGCCATCTGAAGTGCGACGTTCATGTTTCTCCCTGGGCGCTTGCCGTCTGGTGCGGGGCCACGTCTGGTGGCGGTCTGTTTGCTACATCGGAGTCTAGTAGTGGGTAGCGATGGCGCGAGGCTTCTTGGGGGCACGGGTGCGGACAGCCTCTTGTTCCCGGATACGGGCAACAGCGTTACCTACTGCGTCCACAAGGTCATCGTTGTGTGCCAACGGGTAACCCAACATTTCGTTCTCGAGGTCGGGGAAGTGGTGGGTGTGGAGAACATGTCCGGCTTCGTAGTCGGTGAGGAGGCGGGCCGCACGCAAGTCTTTGGACTCTTTGTTGTGGACCGTTTCGATCTGCACTGGCATGTCGTGGAAGATGGAACGCCACATGTCACCACCCTGGTTCGTCTCAATGATGATGCGAATGGTTTCCGGGTACTGGGCAAGGATGTTGAGAACATGGTCGCGGAGTTCAGGACCCGGTGTGAGGCGCACATGGGAAGCGTGCTTCACTGTGGCGGTCCCCTGCAATCCTTCATGAGCGGTCCGTGTTTGGGGTGGGGTGTAGGCCACCACTGCAATGCCGGTGTAGTCCGAGGTGACCTTCCCTGTGACAGCAGGGTCAACCGACATGTAGGTGGCTACTGGTGCAGGTGGGGTGGGGTTGAACATGAAGGACTGCTCAGTCCAGTAGGTGCCATCAGACGAGATGGGNTGGTTGGCAAAGTTTTTTGCGAAGGAACGGGTGTGCCGAATGGACTCTAGGAACCCCATAGACCACTTGTATGGCCACACTGAACGGCGGGTTCCCCCGTCTTCGATGATCGCTGGGAAGTAGAGGACGTTGATGTCTTCGTCTGTTACCCACTCCTCTACGGGGTCGTCTGGTTCGGTCTTGGTGCGAACAAGGTCGTGGATGATGGAGCCTTCCATGACTACTGTCCCTGCGATGGCTACACGGGCACTGAGGTTCATGGGGAACAGGACGTCTTGCACAGTGCTGAGGCGTTTGCGCTTTTGGGCTAGGGAGTAGTTTGCTTCACCAGGTTCGATGTCGTCTAGGACGATGAGGTCTGGGCGGAGGTTTCCTACCTTGAGTCCGAGGGTGGAGGAGTCGATGCCTTTGGCAATAAAGGTGAACCCGTTACGTGTTTGGATCATCTCGTGGTTGTTGGCTAAGGGTTTACCTGTATCTCTGCGGACAGCGGGTTTACCCAGTTCGTTGAAGTCTTTGCCTAGGAGGGCGTTGGTTTCGAGTTCACGCTTGAAGGTTTCGAGGTGGCGTTCAGCCTGTGTGGACGTGTCTGAGTAGGCGGCAAGGAACTTTACGTGTCCGTGTGCTGCGGCCCACATGGGGAGGATCAGGAACCACCAGGTGGACTTGCCACACTCTCTGGGTGCTACTACTGCTGTCCTGTACTGCTTCGGGCGGACAACTGGACGCGCCCAGTCCACAGCCATACGGCACGACTCGAGGTGGAAGTCCGAGAACGAGATGTCTCCGTTGGTGTCGGTGAGGTGTTTGCGGAAGTACAGGATGGCGAACAGGAGCGGGTTGTAGCGGGTGAGGTTCCTCCGTGCTGACCCATACTCGAGAGCGCCCGCGGGGAAGCGGCGCAGATACTCGAGGTAGTCGAAGTGTTCTGCGTTGGTGTCCTCTGGCGGGTAGAGGGGCCAGTCGCCCTTACGCTTCCGAGACAAGGTCTTCACGGGCCTTGGTGGAGTCGCCGGCGATCATGTTCATGAGGTCCTTGATTTCCTTGTCGGCTTCGGACTCAATGGTGATCTGGTGTTGGGCGGGGGCGTCGAGACCATACAACTTGGCCTTGCGGTCAAGGACTTGGAGTGCGGCCATGATTGATTTGGTGTCTCCGTTGGCAACCCCGGTGCCGAGGCGGACCATCATGGTGTCGAGTTGTTCCGTCATGAGGGTTCGGAGTTCTTCGACCTTGGGTGCCTGGATGCGTTCGAGTGCGGCCTTGAGTCGGTTCTGGACTGTGGTGTGGGTGACACCCAACTGTGCGGCGATGCGCCGGTCGGTGGCCCCGAGGAGTTTGAGGTCGAGGACTTCGTTTTCCTCTGCAATGCGATCGGCTTCACTCTTGCCGCTGTGCTTACGTGTACCGCCACCTACGGGCGTTCCGTTTTGGTTGCGCTGTGCCATGTTGACCTCCTGGTCATCCGCGGGACTGTCTCCGTCCCTACCTGTACATCGGAGTCTATGCGGACTGTTCGAGGTGCTCCTCGTTGAAGATGTTGTCTGCACACATGTTGAGTGCGATGCCTGCGGAGTAGTGGAGGGGTGAGGTTTCACTGGTGGGGTCGGCCTTGGAGGCGTCAAGCAACTTGCGTCCTTTGGTGTACAGGAAGTTGATGACGGCGTCGCGTTCCAAGTCTCGGGGGTCACTGGCTTCGACCTCTTCCCCGACTTCAATGCAGGAGATGTGGGCGCGGGCGACGTAGGCCATGCGGGTTCCGTCGAGGGCCAATGAGATGGTGGCGGAGTCTCCTGTCTGCCAGTCCTCGACAAGGCCCAAAATGGATTCGTCGGGCACTGACTCCATGGTGATGCTTCCGTCGACGGTGTACACGGTGACCTTCATGAGTTGTCCTCGTCCTCTCTGTTGGGTTGGAACCCAGTATTGGTGGTGGCTTCGTGTGTGCTCACCACGTCTACACCTGGGTCCTCGGGGGTTTTGTTCTTGTCGATGTCGAGGGTGATGGCGAACTTGATCCTCATGCGGACACCGATACTCCGGCGCTGGCCGTGTGGTGGGCGATCGTGCTCACGAGTCCTCCTGATTGCTTTTGCGGGACGCGACCCGTTGCCGGATGGATCGTGCCTGGGTGGCTGATGCTGTGACTTCGTCTAGGTATGCGGGGTCTGAACAGAACATTCGTGCGGTACGGCGGACGAAGGCCAAGACCCCCTCCCCGGCCAGGTGTTTGGCCAGAGCGGGGGTTGGCTCCCACGTGAGGAGGTCTTCAGGTAGCGCCGTGTGGGGTTCGTTGCCGAACAGCGCGGTGAGTGCCCCCTCCGTGGTGGCCATTAGGCGACTTCCTCCTGGTCGCGCAGTTCGGCCAGTTTCTGACGGTAGAAGTCTTCGTACTCGTCCTGCCTCGAGATGAGGTAGAGCAGGTCGCTTTCCGTGTAGCCCATCACTTGCCTTCCCTGTTGAGGATGATGCCCAGGCTTGCCTTCAGATCGTCGGCCTCTCCTGACCTGCCCCCAAGGCTTGCTTCGACCATGAGGTTGTACAGCGACCGGGCCGCAGTGAGGACGGCGGCGTCTGACTGCGGTGGGCGCGACGTGACCGGAGCGGGGACGGTGGCATCTGACTGCGGCTGGCGTGGCGTGACCGGAGCGGCCCTTGCGAACTTGGGGGCCTCGAGGCCAAGGTACATAGCGGCGGTCTCTGGGTCAGCGCCAAATCGAAGCGCCAGACCAAGCGCCGCGGTCCTGTCCTGGGTGGCCTGGGTGTCATCGGTGGCCGTCATGCGTCGAACCTGGGGGGCATCTTGGGGGAAGACGCATCCTTCACGAACTCTTCACGGGTGCGCATCAACCCCACGTAGGCGTCCATGAGAGACACCACCATATCGGCCATCTGCCTCGAGTTGGTCCTGATGGTGAAGTTATCTAGGAGGCCCTCTACGCGGACGGTACTGCCATTGGCGCGGTAGACCAGGATGTTCGTCCAAGAGGCGAAGTGGTGGGTGTTGATCCACAACACCTTCTCCACGTAGCGGACACCCGTGTCGGACACTGCGATGGCACCGTGCTGGAAGGGGAGGTCCAGCACGTTGATGGGTTGTGTTTCTCTCATGAGTAGCATCCTGCTTCCGTCATAAGGCTGTCGATGTAGGTCAACAGGTCGGGCTTTGTTTCGGCGTCGATGTTGGCGTCGGCCCAGGTGTCGAACGTGTCTTGTAAGACACCGCACTCCCCGGCTTCGGCCTGCCCATCAAGGAAGACTTTGTAGTCGGCACCATCGGTGGGGAGGTTGTTCCAGAAGTCTGCGAGAGGTTCCTCTGTGACAACCGGCTCTGGGGTGACGATCGGCTCCGGGGTGACGATCGGCTCTGGGGTGGG